AAGTGTCTGGCGTTGTCAGCAAATGTAGCTCTTTTTCTAATGGCAGAATTAGAAGAATTCTTGCCTTTCTATATACATTCATCTGTTACTTTACCATGACAGTAAGAAGTAAATTTTCCTTTGTTCTTTTCTTTAATGTGGATTCCACTTCCATTCTTTAAAAATTCTAATATATTCATATTATTTAATTATTGCTGGATCAAATATAAAATAATCAATAAATATATAATCTTTATATTTATTTTTAAATTCTAAATATTTGTCCCAATTATTTATTTCTCTAAACTCTTTATTTAATTTATCTTCCATTATTTGGATATGTTCAAATTCTTTTTTACCTATTTTCATTTTAAGAATTTTTTATTCCAACATTAGGAGCTTCTCCAGTATTTAAATCTGGATTTTCTGGATCATATTCTCCAAATATTGCTCCAATAGAATTAACAATTGGACTAGAAGATTCATTAAACTAATGTTGGGCAATATTGAATCTTCTTTTCATTTTATCTACAAATGACAATTTGGACCAATTATTATAATTTGTCCGTTCTATATTTTTTCCATCATCATATACAAGACCGCCTCCAGCAGCAGTCTACATCTTTCTGATCTATTTTTTATTCATATTTTATATAAAGTGTTAAATTAAAAGCAATTATCTTATTTAAAAATTCAGTTTTTATATTTTTATTTATTATTTATTTTGACTTGAATAAATTTATTTATAAGTTTGAGTAAATACAAATATTTTTTAATTAATAACATTTTATAAATGATTTTACAATGGTTTAAAATTGCATGGGGAATATTAAATAAAATTCGTCCAGAAACAAGAAGTTTAATTATTATTTTATTATTTGGATGGATATTGTATTCTTAGATAATAACTGAAACAGCTAAATAGATAGATTAGAAACATTATTAGGAAATTGTTAATAATAAAAAAGCAGAACAATATTCTTTAGAAACAGCAATCGATATAAATTAGCAAGTTCAGTCTATAGCAGAAATAGATAAGGACGCTTTTGATATATTACTTTTAAATTATCATAATAATACACAAAGTTTACAAGGATATAAATATTTGTATTTATCTTGTCTCACAGAAGCTCCAAGATCATTAGATACTCCTACTTTAAAATAGTAGTGGAATAAATTAGATTACATATATTATGCAGATGAGTTATATAAAATTCATAGTTAGAGCTTTGTAAAATTTGAGGACGTTGAATAGATGGGAAATTCTCTTCCAAAATTATATAGATTAGTAAAGGGAAGTGATGCACAATCTATTTCATTTTTTACAATAGAAGGACATAATAATCAAATAGGATTAATTATTATTCTTTATAAACATCCTAAAAAATATGATTATAAATATGCTGGAAGTATATTACCTCATATTTAGAAATTAGCTCTACTATTAGATTATGATAAACTAAACAAATGAAAACAATTATATTAGGAACAGCTCATTTAAAAAGTACTCCTGGTAAATGCTCTCCTGATAAAAGACTTTATGAATATAAATATTCTAGAGAAGTTTGTAAAGCAGTAAAGGCAATACTTGAAGATTTAGGATACAAAGTAATTATTGACATTGAAGATGACGATTTAAATGTAACAAGTTCTAAAGAATTATGTTTACGTTGTAAAGTTGTAAATGATTTATAGAAACTATACAAGAATTGCATTTATGTTTCAATTCATGTAAATGCTGCTGGAGCTGATGGAAAATGGCATACTGCTACAGGATGGGAAGTATATACAAGTACAGGAGTAACTGCTGCTGATAAATTAGCAACTTATTTATATAAAGCTGCAGAAAACAATTTAAAAGGAAAGAAACTTAGAACAGATTATTCAGACAAAGATCCAGATAAAGAATCTAATTTTTATGTTCTTAAACATACTAATTGTCCTGCTGTTCTTACTGAAAACTTCTTTCAAGATAATAAAGACGATGTAAATTTCTTACTTAGTGATGAAGGATTTTAGTCTATAGTAAGACTTCACGTAGAAGGTATTATAAATTATATAAAAGATAATTAATATTTTAATGTTAAATGTTTAATGATTTATGAAACAATGGAAAGAATGTTTAGATGAAAATGGAAAAGTAAAAATAATATGTGGAATTTATTGTATTTATAATTCTAAATATTTTTATGTTGGACAGGCTATAGATATAAATAGAAGGTGGAATAAACATAGAAGACAACTATTTAATAATTGTCATGAAAATATTATAGTTCAAAAAGTGTACAATAAATATTGTATATCTGACCCTTTTAGATATAAAATAATCAAAATAGTAGATTCTGATTTAAATAATTGGGAATATAAAGCTATAATTAGTGTTGCACATAAATATCCTAATTTAATTTGTATGAATATTGCAGATCCAAGAAAAACTTATTGTGGACAAAAAGAAATCCGAGAAAAAATAAGTTTAGCTCTGACTGGAAAATCTTTATCAGAATTAACAAAACAAAAAATGTCACAAGCTAGAAAAGGAAGAGAAAATCCTTGGAAATGGGTAAAAGTTGTACAGTTGGATACTAATGGAAAATTAATTAAAATTTGGGATTCTAGAACTCATGCTGAAAAAGAATTAGGTTTTAGTATAAGAATAGATAACAATAGACATGGAGGATTTCAATGGCAACATTATGAAGATTGGCTTATAAATCCAAAAGGAAATAAAATTCTCAAACATAAAGTTGATAATACTATTAAACAGTTTTCATTTAATGGGAATATAATAAAAGAATGGAATTCTATAAAGGAAGCTTCTATAGAATTAAATATTTCTTCTACACAAATTTGTGAATGTTTAAATAATAAAGGAAATACCGCCGGAGGATATTTATGGAGCTATACATATGAATGTCCAAAATATATTCCACAACATAATAAGAAAAAAATAATTGAAAAATATGATTTAAAAGGAAATTTAATAGAGATTTTTCAAAGTATTGCTTCGGCAGCTAGATCAATTGGATCAAATCCAACAACTTTAAGAAAAAGAATACTTGATAATAAAGAAATAGGAGGATTTATATGGAAATATCAGAATTAAAAATAAATGGAGCTTTTCAAGAAGATGGACATAAATATTTTAATCTAAAAGATCCTTCTATAGTATATACGAGTGTTACTACTTTAATTAATAAATATAGTGTGCCGTTTGATTCTTTTTGGGTCTCAAAATATAAGGCCCTTGAAAGAATACTTCCTGCTGATATTTGGAAAAAAGAAAAAGGAGGAATTTGGAAAGGACACAAGATTCCTAAAGATTTTTTAGAAGTATATGATATTGATGAAAAAGAATTAAATAAAGTTCAACAAGATATTCTTGATGAATGGGCTGAGATAAATAGAATCTCTTGTGAAAGAGGAACTAAAATTCATTCACAAATAGAAAATTCTTTTTATAAAGCTGGAAATGATATTACTCTTAAAAAATTTGGAATAGGAGGAAAATTTGAATGTAAAAAAGATTATTCCGATTTAGACCTAGAGTATGGAATTTATCCAGAATATCTTATTTATTACGATAATCCTAAAATAGGTTTACATATAGCAGGACAAATTGATTTACTTGTTAAAAATGGTAATGATATTATTATAGGAGATTGGAAGACCAATAAAAAATTAGATTTTAAAGGATTCTATAATTCTTCTACAAGATCTACAGCTAAAATGAAGTATCCATTAACAGATTTAGATGATGTCAATTTTAATCATTACCAATTACAGTTATCTACTTATGCTTGGATACTTCAAAAATTAAATCCTAATTTTAATATTAAAAGACTTTTTATATGTCATTTTGACCATGAAGGAAATCAAAAGATATATGAAGTTCAATATTTAAAAGAAGATGTAGAAAAAATGTTAAAACATTTTGCTAAACAACAAAAACTTCAAAAACAAAAAGCTAAATATGCACGTATAGAATATTGAAGATAGAAGAAAAATTTGTGAAACGTGTCCTATCTATAGTCCAGCTAGAGGAATATGTAATCCAAAACTATGGTTAAATCCCGATACTAATGATGTTAGTACTTCTCCTAAAGCTGGGTATATTAAAGGATGTGGATGTCATGTTCTTATAAAAATGAGAAATTTAACTAATCATTGTATAGCTGGAAAATGGTAATCTCTTTCTTAAAAAAATTACGAAATATAATAATTGGTAACTGGAGAAATTTAACAGGTTATCAGTCAGATGAAATGAAACGCAGACTAGATATTTGTAAATCTTGTGAACATAATATTAAATATATGGGTTCTAAGATATGTGATCAATGTGGATGTATATTAAAATCTAAAGCAAGCATTGAATCAGAAAAATGTTTAATGAATAAATGGTAATATGAAAGAAAAATTAGCTTATGACTTAGCAGGAGAGTCTACTACAAGAATATTGGCTCTAGATGGAACTACAGCAGAAGATGTTATTAATAAAAGAAATCTTGAAAAATTTAATCAACAAGTAGATAATTACGCAGAAAGATTTGCATCTCATTCTAATAATATTTCAGAATATGCAGAAAAAATAAATTCTAATGTTGAAAACATTGAAATTTTACCTATAGGTAATTATTTACTTGTTACTCCGTTTGATGAAAATCCTTTTCAAAGAATTGTAAGAGATTCTAAATCTGGAATAATTTTAGATACCGGAGGTTTTGCTCCAGAAATTAAAAATACTGATACTGGAGAATTTCAAGAAGAAGAACAAATTATAAAGGTTGGAGTTGTACAAGCAGTTGGACCTGATTGTAAATGGGTAAAAGAAGGAGATGCAGTATTTGCAACCAAAATGTCTCTTGTCCCAGTTCCATTTTATAAACAAAATTTACAATTACTTTGTGAAAATAGAGTATTAGCTGTAGTTGGAGAAGATTTAACTAAAAGATTTAATGAAGCAAAAAATGTTAAATAATATAATAAATGTCCAGGAAGAGAAGGTATTCTTCTCTCCTGGTGATATAGTTACTCTAAAATAGGATATTCCAAATAAACCTATTATGATAGTAAATAGAGTAGAACGATCTATTATGAGAAATAGAGATAATAAAGATATACTCAAAGGAGTAAGAACTAGATGGTTTACAGAAAATGGCTTTTTACAAGAAGCTTTGTTTTCAACTAAAGACTTAATTTTAGTCGATTAATCATGGATAATAAAAGAAATGCTGTAATATCAGCTTTATTTGAAAAGAAAAATAAAAGAAAACCAAAAAATTCTCAAGAACTTCAAGCTTTTATAAAATCACAAGGTGGTGATGAATTTTTAAAGAAGGTAGATGAATATATAGATCAAGCAGAAAAAGAATAGACTAAACAAGCACAAAAAGCTCTTCATGGTGCTAAATTAAATTATTTCAAATCTTTAAAAAACCAATGTGCTGAAGATGAAGAAGTAGTTT